TCTATATTAAATTGTGCTTTATTTACTGCTAATGTTCCTTCTCCTACTGCTGGGATTGACGCTGGGGAGTGTTGTAATGCTTGTGATACATTAACTAAATCACCATATACTACTGGGATACCTTGTCCTTTACTTCTTGCTTCCATAGCGTTCATGGTTCTATCACCATAATAAAGTAAATCCATAACCATTAATACATTATCGGTATCAATTGCTAAGTTTAATTCAGCACCTATTCCGTTATTCATCCATACTCGTCTGCTACTATTTGGTGAAAAGGTAATTTCTAATGATAATTGATTATCAAGTAAAAATAAGGGTATCTGGATATTACCTAAAAACTCAGGGAATAAATCCTCTAATGAAAAGATTGCGTGGAATGTGGTGGCTGTTGTGGATTGTATAGCATATCTGGGGTTAAGATTTGACCCACCATAATCAGTCCCTCCAATATTAACATGTTCGTGGTAAATATCATCACCTCTAAAAAACTTTGAGTTCATTAATGCTACTTTACCATTATCTACAAATCCATCAGCTTTTTGTTCTGCGTCTGTTGTATAACGCTGGACGCCATCTGGTCTAAAAGCAAAACTACTACCAATCTTAACACCTTCTACTTTATTGCGGTGGTTCTGGGGTTTAAACATACGCCTCATAGCGTTGTATGCTCCTACTTCGTCGGTCTGTGCTATATCATTACCTTGATATTTTAAGGTTGCTGTTCGTAAAAGACCATAAGCACCAGCCGTTAAAAAAAATTGATTTTCACTTAATAAACTTATATTAGGACATGTTATAGGTATAACAATTCTGGTATGCTTATCCAAAATACCTGTATTATTAAACAAAAATGTAGCATGTGTATTACTAATAAGTTGTGGTTCTAAAATAGTTGTTTCTATTCTAATGTCCTGAGGTTCTGTGGTTGCTTTAACTGAAAGTATATCCGCCATTTTTTATATATATTATTATATTATATTATTTTAATATTATTTTTAATTTTAAAATAAAATAAATTGTATTTTTCTATAACTTTCTAATTAACCATAACTCCTGATGGAGATGCTACAAGTTGATGAGTTCCTAAAACAAAACTATAAACCATTTCATTTTGAGAGGTTGATAATTTACTTCTTACTCGTTGAGCGTATGAAGCATTATCGTAATTCATACCTCTATTACTATTAGTCCTATCAACTCGCACACCAAATCCATAAATACCTTGTGCTTCTGCGTCCATGCGTCCCTTTAAAACTTGGACTGGTGTCCCTGTATTTTGTCGCTGGTCGCCAAATAAAACAAAGGAGGTTTGTTTATCATCATCAGCAAGTCCAGTATTTTCACTCGCAGGGCATATAAGAGCATGGTTCAATCTATCAAAAGGCACAACTGCGTCCAACCAACTGCGTAATCGTAATGTATCAATAGGCATATAATTAATATACTGGGCGGTGTATGATAATTGCTCTACGATATCACGCTCTTCTATTTGGTATTCTAATGGAAACTTAGCACCTTGTCGGTTAAAAGTTAAATCAGTAATAAACTCTTTATGGGCTGTTGTCCCAGCAACAACTTTAAGAATTGGAGGAGTAGCATAACTATCAGTAGAATAATTATTTAAGTTGCTACTATTGATAATGTTATTCCATAAGGTCAAAGCATTACTTTCGGCAAGGTTAAAGTTGGTTGTTTCGTCGTTAGTTTGGATTAAACTATTGATTGATTGATAAGCAGAGTAGCTAAGTGGGACTTTTTGTGGAGATAATGGTTTTGATGCTACTTTATAGCGTCCAGTTAAGCATAAATCATAAAGCATGTAGTATGCTCCTCCATCAGCACTCGCATTACCTCCAAATAAAACATTTTGGTCGCTGTTAAGTCGTAATTCCATAATTAAACCTCCAATATTCCCTAATGGTAAGTCTGCTCCTGTTTGTAAAAGTCCAGTTCTTAAAGGCATAGAAACCTCAATATCGCCATTACAGGTTAATTGCTGGGACATGTTTTTAGCAGTTGCTCCGTTGGTATAGCTCATATATGATGTATAGTCGTCCATACCCCTTGTTAAGGGTAAAATGGTTGCTTCTTTTCGTGGATAATTTCTAACTTGCTCCATAACCGCACCATTAAGATTTGTTAAAGTCATAGTTTCTACTACTGATGCTGTCCCAACTCGGCAATTATTTAATATCTCTACTGCTCCTGCTACTGACTGAGTAGTAGTGCCAAACTCACTAAGAGTAGATGCGTTTTGTGGTCGTCCTTGTCCTGCTCCTGCTGGTGCTGAATTAAATGCGGTGCTACCACTAACTATACGCATTCTATAATTTAATCGTAATGTGGATAAATCTAACAATAATGAAGGGTTAGCCTCAAACTTAAAACTTACTGCTCCTCCACCCTGTCTAAATGAATAAACATCTTTCTTGTTTGTTGGTGTTATCTCAAAATACTGAATACCTGTAATTTCCGCCATTTTTTATATATATTATTATATTATATTATTTTAATATTATTTTTAATTTTAAAATAAGATAAAACAGAGATTTTCTAAATAATTTATTGTTCTACACTTACACCATTAGCGTTTGTAGTAATTTTCTTTAAGCAACATACATAATTATTCCATAAAAGATTTTTAGTTTGTGTTGTGTATTCTACATTAAGTCTAACTTCACCTGCTAAATCCTGTGCGTTAAATGTATGTCCGTATCTACTTAATGCTCGTCCAATAGTAAAACAGAAATTGGAGCGGTCAAGATTATTTACTCTAACTCCACAATTATTAAGGGCATCTTCTAACTCTTTACTATGGACTGGTTCATTTCTACTAAATGAGTTAGTTGCTCGGTCTTCCTCTACAATTCTTCCTAATTCTACACTTCTATTAGGCACACGCATATTAGAAATAATAAAATGGTATTGTGATGGTGCTTCTACCGCAGGTCTTAAACTATCAGCATAAATAGGTCTTGTCGCAAGGTCTTCTGGGACGCACAATAACGAATAACAACGGCGTTCATTCATGGGGATAAATAATGAGGATTTATTAACTCCTGCGTTTTGATTTACTTGGTAATTATTAAAACTCTTAATATCCATAGATACACCAGCACCAGTATTAGATTTGTTAAGTAAAGCACTAACATACTCAGGAGGAGTTTGTAAAACACCTACAACCATCTGGACTTGGGATATTGTAAAGTCATAACTCTGGGCTGGGACATTAATACATACAGCACCATCAGCAACAATACCACCAGCAGTATCAGCATTAACAGCACCACCACCAGCAGTAGAAAAAATAATATTATCCTCAAAATTAGCAGTAGCAGTATCAATAGCAGTAATACGCCCAGTAGGAGTATTAAAACTACCATTAGCGGTTGTTCCTACAACTAATCTTTGGTTTATGAAATATGGGAGATATTCATTAACAAATTGGAAACCACCATTCTCAACACCTTCTACACTTACACTTGGATAGCCCATGTGGTCTGTCGCATTATCAAAAGGACCAGTAAAATAATCATAAGTTTTTGCTCTTGCTGTTGTGTTTGTTCCTGCTGAGTTGGTAATAGTAATAGGGTTCATAGAAGCACCCTGAGCGATAGCAACAAAACTACCATTTCTCGCACAAGCATTAGAGGGGACATCTGCTTCCGCTTCGGCATAACATAAACTATCATTATAAGCACCATCACCAGCTTTACCAGTAGCAAATTGTAAAACTTTATTAACATCATTCTCTAACAATATTCTAACCTCTAATCCTCCTAATGCTACATTTGGTAGAGAGCGATTATATGCTTCTGGGGATAATAAACCTGATAATTTAAGTGGTAAGCATATCTCTACTTCTTTATACCCTCCAATTTTATAACCATCACCATCTTCTTCTACTGAATAAAAAGGATTACGGATTTTTTCTTTATTACTTACTGCTCCCTCTGTTAAGGCTTTAATATTTTTATCATTTTCACTATCGCCGTAATATGCTTGTAAATAAGCAAGTAAAGCATAATTATCAATCTGTTCTAAAAGTGTATTATCTTTCATGGCATAAATACTTAATGTTCTTATTAATCCAGCACCACCTACAAGAGAGTTCAACATAAGAGGCATTCTCGCATCAACACTCGCATCACTATGACTTAATAAAACTCTAAATCTTAAATATGTATCTCTCGCACTAACCACAGGACAAGAGGTCGCTGGGATTTTAATTCTAATTTCCTGACCTTTTGTATAACTACTCCGTTTCTCATCAAATACTATAACTGATTTTGCTACAAATTGACCGCTCATTTCTATATATATAATAAAGATAATATTTTATTTTAAATATTATATTAATTTTAATTTTAAATTAATCTAAAAAGGGGGCATGGTGTGGGTTTCGTTAATCTCTATATAAAAAATACTAAATCATCGCATCGCCCCCTTTTTATCTAAGATTTTGTAAATTACTATGATTAGATGTTGGGACAATATAATTACCTGCTACACCAATCGCCTTAGTTTCTGCGTTATGGACTTCGTCCTGAGCGTGATTTAATCCTGATGTTAATTCATGATAAAATCCAACACCACCAGTAGCCAGACCACCAACTAAACCAATAGCACCAAGAATATTAGTAGCCACTCCTATTGGTGCTAATATACCAGTAGCGTCCTCTAATGTTCCTAATGCTTCTAATCCTCCTCCAAGACTTTCTAACGCCCCAGTAGTAGCAGTTTCCCCAGTCGCTTCTCCTAAAATACCTTCTAATCCACCTGCTTCTCCTCCTGCTTCCTCTGGTAGTGTTCCTAATTTACCAGATGCTTTTAAGTCTGCGGTTATTCCTTTTGCTGTAATTCTGGCACTTGTCGCTTGTGCTTTTGCTATTGCTTCTCCATAATCAGCACTAACGCTCTCCATATTACTCGCCTCTCGTTCTCCAATACCAGTTGCTCCTTGTCTAATCAATCTTCCTGTTTCTTCACCAGCAACTGTCCCAGGCACTCCTTCTCCTCCTAAGTTCCCTAAATCTGCTAAAAACTCTATATCAGTCATAGCACTCTCATCAGCACCAGCACCTAAT